GTGCGCCCGGAGACGGCATACCGGCTCGCCGTGTCGGTGATGCCGCCCACCGAGACATCGACCGAGAAAATCGACGCGACCTGCTGCAGCGGCAGCAGGAATTCACCGCCCGAGGCATCGGAGGCGGTCCCCACGATCGTGGCGCGCGACTGCAGCTCCTTGATCGCCTTGATGACCTTCTCCTGCCTGCTCGAGAGCGGCTCGATGTGGCGCTTGGCGAGCGCCAGGATGAGCGAATTCGGGCCGCCGAACTCGCGGTCCACGCGCTCAGCCAACTCCTTCACGCGCTTGGCGTAGTTCGGCGCCTCGAGCTCGTCGGCCTCGGGCCCGGCCTTCTTCACGAGCTCGTCGCCGCCCTGGCGCTCGATCTCGGCCTCTGGCGTGAATTCCGCGGCGATCTGGGCGCGCCGCTCCCATCCCGAGATCTCGGTCGCCTTGGCCTCGATCTCGTCTTTCGTGAATGTCTTGGTTTCATCCATGAGCTCAGCGCGCACGGCGTCGGCCTTGGCGCGAAACTCGTTCGCTTTGCGATTCTTCGCTTGGAGCATGTCAGTTTCCGGGGTGTGCGTAGGATTGCCGGACGACGCGCATGCGTTCGTCCATGGACACGGGGCTATCCTCGCTCGGGGCGTCCCCGGACGCGCCCGCGGGGGCGGCGTGGGTATCCTCGCATGGCGTGGCGTTGCCATCACGAGCCGCGAGCGCGGCCCGCAGAACATCAGTCGGAATCGTGGAGAGGAGCGTTTGCGTCACGTCGCGCGCGCCGTCCGGCTCATGCCGTGCCCCCGTCACTTCGGTGCCGGGAACGGCGGGGCAGGGCGTGACGCTCACTTCGTCGAGCTCGATCTCGCGGTAGTGGAGCAGGCTCTCGCCCGTCGCGGAGGGCACCCACTCAGAGTCCCGCGCATAGAAGCCCACGGAGAGGCCGGTAAAGGCCTCGGCCGCAACGACCGCTTTCAGATACTCGAGCTGCGCGCGTCCGGCCGCGGTGTCGAAGAGATCGGCGGTCATGAGCACCGCATCGCCCACATCCTCCAGCGCGCGGACGACGCCCACATGCGCCGAGGTCTCGTTCTCATGATCGGCCAGCAGCTTGACCTTGCCGGCCGCCAGCTTCTCGCCGCGCGTGCGATCGAGACAGCCTCGATCGAACACCGTGCCGTAATAGTCAGCGACGCCGTAGGTCAACGCGATTCCCTGCATGCGCCCGGCGACACCGGCGGGCAGCGCATCGGAGCGGAGTTCCAGATTCCGGAGTTCGCCGCGCACGACAGCGCGGAGGCGGGTTATGGCGCGCGTCATGCGGGCGCCTCCAGGTCAGAGTAGAGGAGCGTACAGCGGCAATTGATGACTTCCGCAGCCGAACCGTTCTGATCGCCCGGGTATTGCAATCCGTTGGGAAAGGCCTGCGTCAGATCCCGGCGGACGCGATCCTGCGCGGCATGCGAGTCGCGCACTTTCGCATCTTCTTGCGTGAGCCACTCCTTGCTGCGGAGGGCACCGCGGCTATTCATGGCCGCGAGCATCTCGCCCGCGTTCATGGCGCCGATCGTCTCGGTGCGGGCGATCCGCGTGGCGCGCATCATGGTGATTTCGTCTGAGAAGACGGTCTCGCGGATCGCGTTCGCGATGTCGCGAATACCCAGCCCCGCGGCGCGCGCTTGCTCGACGACGGCCTGGATCTGCTCGTAGGTCGTCTCCGTGACGCCGCCCGCGAGTGTATTGACACGCGCGCGAATGGCCGCCGTGACCAGCGGATTGGTGAGCGACCAGTCGAGGCCAATGCTGGCGGCAACGGCGGCGGACGATGCGCCGAGGCTCGCGCCAACGAGCGGCGTGAACGCCTCGCCCCATGCGGCAGTGAACTCGCCATCGTCGGCATAGCCCGCGGCCATGAGCGCCAGCGCCTCCGCGATGAGCTGCGCATCGGTGGGATCGCCCGCGCGTATCGCGCGGCGGCGGCGCCGCGCCCCGAACATTGAGGCGACAGCATCGCGCTCCGCGGCGAAGCGCAAGAGCGCCGCCGTCCGGAACGGCCCCTCCTGCCGCTCGGCCGAGGCATCGAACGCCGCCCAGAGCGTTTTCCGCTGCGGGTCGGTCAAGGCGACGCCGGCGCGGATGAAGCGCGAGGGCGGGGCCGGCGGAGCCGGCTTCGGCGCCGGCGCAGCGTTGGGATCTGCTGCGCCATCGCCGACATCGGGCACGGCCGGATCAGCGCCAAGCGCCGCGCGAGGCGGCGCGGGCGGGGTGATCGCATCCGCCACGGTGGTGAGCCGCGTCGTGGTCGGCACCGCCAGTGTATCGGTGGCCTTGGGCGTCTCTTCTTCGCCGATCCGGCGGCGCGCTTCCTCGCGCGTGATGAGCGAGCCCTGCCACTCGGCCAGCGTGCGCGTGGACGTCGCCGCTTCGTCCTCGGTGAGCTCGGACAGCCCGTCCGGCGAGAAGCGCGCGTACACGTCGCCGAACTCCGGGCAATACCAATCGTCCAGCACGGCCGTGATGAGGGCCATGAGCGGAATGACGGTCGTCTGAATGAGCCGGAAGCGCGCCTCGCGATATTCGACGCCGGAGAAGGTGGCGCCTTTCCCCTGCGAGGTCGTGACGCCCACCATGCGCGGATCCACCTGGAAGGCCGCGCAAATGTCCTCGCGCGCGACATTGCGGAGCGCCGTGAACTCCATGTCGCGCATGTTGAACGCCATCTGGACGACCTTCTCGACGCCCGCCATGAAGACCACGCGGCCGCGGTTGCCGCGCCGCACCATTTTCTCCTGCCAGCGCTCTTCGGCGGCGGTGAGTTCATCCCGGCCCACCGCGCCCTTCACCTGTACGACCGCCGAGGGTAGCCCCTGATTGGTGATGATCTGCCGCGTATATTGACTGGCCTCGCTGTCGCCTGTGATGTCGAGCAAGGCGCTCGCCGCGCGCGGATAGCCGAAGAGCCAGTCGCCGCCCGCCAGATCCTTGAAATGGCAGACATCGGTGGCAAGCGACGTATGCGTCACGCCCAGCCGGTCCCGCCAATCGTATTGGATGATCTCGTGCGTCGTGGGGTCGAGATAGACGTACTGCACCATCTCGGGGTGCACGAGACGAATGGACGCGGGCGCGGCGCGCGGGCCCGCGCGCTCGAGCACCCAGATGGCGTTCCCGTAGAGCACCACATGGAGCGCGGTCAAGATCCGAAGCTGGAGCGCCGTCATGCCGATGCGCGGATGCTCCAAGAGGAGCGCGGCCGGGACGTTCGGCGTCACGTCTGCGCTTCCCGTCTGGCTCTTCCGGTACACCTCGAGCGGCACAGAGCCCGCGATGTCGGTGATGATGCGCGCGCAGGCCTGCACCACGGGATGCCGCTCGAAGCCCAGAATGCGCACATCGCGCCCCGTGCCCTGAAACTGCGTCGGCTGATCGCCGCGGACGATCTGCCAGCCCTGATCGTTCACGAGCGCCCGCGTGTCCCGCGCCGGCGCCGACACCGGCGCCAGGCGCGCGCTCGCAATCCGGGAGAGCTGCGCCTGGCGCACGGAGCGGGGAATGAGGGAGAGGGTCACGCGACCAAGAGCCGGGCGCGGGGCCGCGCGAACGCATACCGCGCCATGGCGAGCGCGCATACGCAGTCGTCGTGCAGGCCGGGCGGCGCGCTATAGCGCACGCCAGTCCGCGTGTAGGCGAACTCGAAGGACTCCAGCTCGCGCGCGATGGGGCCATCGGGGAAATGCATTGCGCGGCTCTGAATCGCGACGGCCAAGCCCTCCATGATCTGCTGCTTGGATGCGCTGGTGAACTTGAAGCCCTCGAAGCCGGCATTCCTGGCCTGCAAGGCTTCCAGCACGGGATCACCAACGCCGGTCGAATCCACGAGCGCATCGCATCCGGCCGTGTGCGCCTCGATTTTCCCGATCGTCAATTCCCACGGGCCCTGCCAGCGCTCGAACCGGCAGACATCGCCCCGGTCATCCAGCGCGATGCCAACGGTCCAGTCCTGCGATTTCGCTAGGTCCCATGCCCAGAGGATGGGCCGGCGCGAGGAGAGCGGCATCAGGCAGGCGCGAATCTGCGCGAGGCCAAAAGGGTTGCCGCCGTCGTCGGAGGGCTCGGCGAGATAGAGCTCGCGGAACACGTCGGGTGGGAGCGCGCGCGCGGCATCATCGACTTCTGCCGCATCCAGCACGCCGCCTTCCACGGCGTCATACGCCGTGAGCTTGAAGTACGCCATGTCCTGCTCGCCCGCCTCGGCGCGGCGCGCGAGTTGGTATGCCCAATTCTTTCGGCCCTTGACGTTCCCGATGATGCGCACCGGCCCCCGCGTCGCGGTCAAGGTCGAGCGGACGGCGTGCCAGGCCTCGGCCTTGCAGCGCGTCGCCTCGTCGATCACCGCGGCGTAGACATCTTCGCCGTAGAGCGAGTCGGGATGGTCGGCGCCCTTGAACCAGATCACGGCGCCGTTCGCCAGGGTCAACGTCAGCTCGCTTTCGTTCGCCGCATAGAGCTCGCGCGGGATCGCGCGCTTCATGCGGCGAAAGGCGATCTTCGACACGTCGCGAATGGGTGCGACCCACCAGTAATTGCGGCCGGCCGCGCCGTGGATCGCGGCTTGCTCGAAGAGCCAGACGAGACAGCCCACGGTCTTGCCCGATTTGGTGCTCGCTTCGACGACGGAGTAGCGCGCCGGCGTGAAGAGAAAGGCCGCCTGCTTCGCGTAGAGATGCGGGCGGACGTATTCAATCGTCGCCGGCATGGCCTTCTCCGATGACGAAAGTGCAATGGAGCGGGGCGCCATCCTTGCCCGTGTGCTCGTGCTTCTCCACGAGCATGCCCAAGTGCTGCATCGCCAGGCGGATGGCGTCGGTCTTGCTCCAGAGCCGGATCTCGATGTCGCGGTCGGTCTCCGTCGCATGGCCGAGAGTTCGGGTCGTGATCTTGTGCTTGACGCTTTGGACGGCGCGCCACGCCCGATCCGGGGCTTGGGGCCTGAGCGTCAGCATCCCGCTATCAGCGACCTCGAAATCGCGGACGTCGGAGCGGAGCACGTCCCGCAGCTCCGCCAGCACCTCATCCTGCGAGAGTTGCACTCGGTCCGCCCGCTTCGCCTGGGCGGCCGCGACTGCCGCGGCGACGACAGCATTTGACAGCAGCCTGGTGCCCTCGCGGTTGGCCGTCCTCGGCGCATATCCCGCGCGCACGGCGGCCTGCGTCGCGTTGAGATCGAGCAGGTATTCCTGAACGAATCGCGCCTGCCGTGCCGTGAGCGAGATCGCCGTCTCCCACAAACGAGAAAACGCGGCCTTCCTGCCCGCGTAGGGGCGAAAGGTCGCGTGAATTGGGGCGCCCGATCTTCGGGCGCCAATGCGGCGAATATATCGACGCGCGGGCGTGCCCGCAATACAGTCTATGCGGCCGCGGTCGAGAGCCCGAGGAATCCCAGCACGGCCGAGTCGCTCATGCGCGCCTGCTCAATCGTGCGCGCCTCCTGCTCCGTGATTGGGACCACCAGACAGATGCCGTCCCGGTGCGCCCACACCCACGCGATGGCGCCGCATCGCTCGACACCGTGCGGGGAGACGATTCGCGCGCCGCAGCGATGAATCCCATGCGGCAGGGGATGCATGCTCACGATCTCATGCCGCTGCCGCTGCGACCCGCAATAGGCCGGCATCCCTGGCAGCGAGATGCGGGGACGGTGGATGCAGGTCACCTAGAACGCCTCGCGTTGCCAGAGCCCGCTGCTGAGCCGCCAGACAATCGCGAATCGGTAGGGGTGCAGCTCGGCGGCGAGCTTGATTTTGACCTTGGCATCTTCCTCGCACCAATAGCGCGCGCCCTTCCGGCCCTTCACGTCCTCGAATTCGATGGACCAATCGGGGAGGATGACGCGGAAGTCAGGCGTGTAAAATGTGCTCTTGGCCAGTCGCAATTTTTCCGGCTGGAAATCGTAGCGGCGAATGCGCCCGGCAGCTTGAAGCAGGCCGAGCGCCTCGGCGCGCGCGGCTTCCTCGCGATTCATGGGCGCATCGCGAAGCACAGCGACGGCGGTCATGTGCGCACCGTGATCTCGCTCGCATGCCCGCGCCATTCGAGTGTGAGACGTTCCCAGATGAGGCCGGGCGGCTCGTCCGCAGCCATGGCGGCCAGAACGGCCAGCACATCGCGGCGCGTGAGCGGGACATCCAAGGGGTCGGGGTGCGGCGGCATCGGAGTTGTCATGCGGGCTGTTCCTGCGGGCTGGCGAGGTAGGCGGCGGTGAAGAGCTTGCGTTTGGCGCGGAGGGTGAACTCGTCGGCATCCGCCAGCGCCCGGACTCCATCGGCGGCGCGAATGCCGGCGCGCATGGGCGGCGGGAGCGCGGCCAAGGCGTCGGCCGTGATCTGGCGCCAGCCACCCGGCGTCGAGCGGATGAGCTGCAACGCGTCGTCAAAGGCGCGCTCGGCGTCGGGCCGAACGGCCGTCGAGCCAAACGCGCCGTGCCCATTGCTGCCGGGATTCGCTGGCGGGTCCACGCCAGCCAGGTAGCGGCGCACGAGCCGGGCGTTGAATTTCCGGTGATCCCCGTTCGCCACAAGGTCATGCACGGCCTGCCCCACAACCTCCGGCGCGAGCGCTGGCCCGTGCATGCCGTCGAGCGCGGCCAAGAGCTCCGCCTCGAGCGCGGCCGACCGGTCGCATTCGGCGACAGCTTGCCTGAGCGCGGCGCGATGGGCTTCCGGGATGCGGAGCGTTAACTCGGACAGCGGCTCAGGTGGGCATCCCTTGCCGTCGCGGCCGTTGCTGCGCGCGCGCCCGCGCGCCTCCACATCCACATCCCTATCCCTATCCCTATCCACATCCAGACCGTAGCCGTCCCGTAGGGGTATCGTACCGCTACCGGACGGCTCGGGAGGAGAAGCGGAACGCTCCGGCGGCGGCAACTCGGACGCGCGCGGCTTCTGGATGTATTGATGACGCCTGAAGTTGCGAACTTGGATGTAGCGGAGTCCCCCGACCTCATACCAGTCAATCCGGGCATCGGGGCCGGAGGCGAGCTGGCTCAAGTGTTGCGAGACCACCGCAGCATCGATGTCGTCGTCCAGCGGCCACACCTCGGCCTTCACGAGCCGCGGATCGCCCTTCAACCGCCCGTCATCGTCGGCGTGGGTGATGAGCCCGATGAAGGTGAGCCGCACGTCGCGCGGATAGCAGGCCATCCGCTCATCGGAGAAAAACGTGTGCTTGAGGGAGCGGATTCTAGGCATGCCGCCTCTTCGTCGTTCGCCGGGCCATATTACCGTCCCTCCGCCGCCAACACTTCCCCGCCATTCCGCCGCCGCCCGGTGCGGACGAGCCGCCCATCTTCCCGGTGCAGGAGCTCAGCCACCCGCCCGCAGACGGCGTAGATCGTGATGCCGGTCGCCGCGGCA